GAGCACGCGCAGCACGCCCGGCTGCTTTACCGCTTCAGCTTTGACGATAAATTCGCCGGCCGAAAGCATCGCGGGAATGCTGTCGCTCGTCGCAGTGCCGGGACCGATCACGGGACCGCCCTCAGCGCGGAAGAGCGGCGGACGATCAATCCAGCGCGAACTGGTCGCTGCCGGCAGTGTAATGAGGAATGGCGCAATGCGCTCAATCAACGTGCGATCGTAGTGCCGCAGCTCGGTCAGGAGGCGCTGCACTTCTAGCCTCTCGGTCGCTTGTGAGCTCGTCACGAACGCGGTCGAGGCCGTGCTCGAGCTCGACTCTCTCAGCGCCGTCGTTGCGCGATCCGAATGCCGGATGTATTCGCGCAGCGAATGGAAGACCGTGTTGCTGGAATCGGTGTGCTCCCGGAGCGTGTCTCGGCTTGGCACCAGAATCGCGGCCGGTTGTGAGGCTCGCTCGACGCTGCCGCCCTCGGCAAAATGCCGGAAGATCCCGCCGCCGTCGTTGATGCGCTCGAGCAGTTGCTGCACTCCGGGTTTCTGCACGGCCTGTGCTTTCACGACGAACTCACCCGCCGTCAGCATGGCGGGCACACGGTCGACCCCGCCAGGGCCGAAGACCTTGCCGCCCTCGGCGAGCCGAGCCGTGGTGATGATGATCTCGGAGAGCCCGCCCGCCGCATCGGTCGCGGCACTGGCCGTCAGCGCCGCCGCAGCAGCTGTCAATGACGCGCCTGCGGCCGTCAGACTGCTGCCCGCCGTGACGAGCGTCGCCGCAGCGGTCGCGAAGCTCGCTGCACCCGTAGCGAAGGTCGTGGCGCCGGTCGTGAGCGTAGTGGCACCCGTGGTGAGCGTCGTCCCGGCGGTCGTGAGTGCGGTAGCCGCTGCCGCTGCGCCCGCCTCACCGCCAATCTCCGGCAGCCGCGCCGTCGTGACGGAGATCTCTTCGAGGGCTGTCCCGCCGCCCGCGCTCTTGAACAGACCGCCAAGCGCACCCGCCCCGAATTGCGGCAGGCTACCAAAGATGATGTCCCGCATCTGCGAGGCAATCTGCTGCGCGGCCCAGTCAAGCAGTGCGTCGGTGATGCTCTGCAGGAAGTCCTCGGCCGCTTCGCCGAGCGACTTGACGCCCTTGGCCACATCGCTCAGCGCATCTGAGACGCCAGTCTCGAAGGCATCAGCTAGGATCTTTCCGAACTCGTCGGTCGTGGTTTTCAGATCCTCGATCGCCGCCTCGATCTGGCGGATCTCTTTTTCGAGTTCCAGATTCGGGCGGCCGGCATCGCGGGCCGCCTGCGCTACCGCCTTGTACTGATCGACGACCTTCTGCAGTTCCGCTGCTTCTCTCTGGTGTGCCTCGATCAATTCCCGCCGGCCGCCGATCTCAGAGACGTTGCCGGTCTGCACTCGCACATCGATGGTCTGCTCGCGCCGGCCCGCTTCCTCTCGGATCTTGTCGACCTCGTCGCTGAATTCTTCGACTTGCTTTTTGAAGCCGTCGACATCAAGCCGGACGCGAATCTCGATCTCTCGCGCCGCGGCCTGCTCAGCCGTGATTACCCCAGCCTTGACCAGTTCCGCGAGTTGCGTCTGGAATTCCGCCCACTGCGCAAGCGTCGCTTCCTGTGCCGTCTGCGTCGCGGCATTCATTTCCCGATAGAGCTGCTCTGTGGCAGAGACGGTCGCGCGGTTGACCGATACCACGATCTCTTGCAGGAACGGCGCCGGGTCGAAATCGACCTTGCTGACTTTCAGTGTCCGCGGTTTGGCGAATTCCTTATCAATCTCAGCCGCCAGTGCCTTGAATTCGCTGTCATCAATCTCGAAGATCGTGCCGCGCGAGCGCTGCTGAAGCGCGGCGAGCTTCGTCATCTCAGACGCCCAGGTGCGCGTTACCCGCTGCGCCGTTTCCTCGAGCTTTTCGAGTTGCGCTATTTCGTCTTCCGTCAGCGTGCCGAAGCCGTCCCCCGCAACTTGCGGCACCACCGTCGGTCCTTCGATGCGTGTGGCCTTGAGCTTCGCAAGATGCTTTTCCAGCGCCTCGATCTCAGCATTATCGACGGCTATCGGAATGAGCGGCGCGCCGGTCTTGCGCACCCGATCAAGACGCGCCTCGACACGCTTGATCTCTGCTTCCAGTTCCTTTGCATCCAGACCAACCGGGATATCAATATCGAGATTGAGCAATCCCGCCGTAGCATTCGGCAGCGTCTGAACTAAATCGGTAATCGCGCCGACACCCTCGAGCGCTGCCGTCGTCGCAACTGCGCCCAAGCGGATAAAGCCCGAAATCAGCGTATCGAGCCCCTGCTTTGCGCCTGGATCTTGCAGGGCCTTCGTCAGGTCATTGACGGCATCCGTGGCCCCATCGAGGCCGCCCTTGAGCTCGAAGAGTTCGTTGAACTGGTTACGCAGTCCTTCAAGGGCACCGGCAAAGTTGTCTCGGGCAGCGCGGGCCGCATTACCGAAACGGTTCTCCAACTCTTGAAGGATGATCGCTTGAGCTTCTGCCGCTTGGCCGGTCTTGACGAGGTTTTCAATAACCTTCTTCTGCTCGGCATTGAATACGACGCCCGCCCTAGCGAGCTGCGTCATGCCCTTGGTCGGGTCTTCCAGTGCCTTACCGACGAGCAATGCTGCGGAGGAAACGTCCTTGCCGAGTGCGGTCGCTAGATTGAGTGCCGCCTCGGTGGCTTGATCGAAGCTCTCGCCATTGATGGAGCGGAACGAGAGCAGCAGCGTCTGTGCGCTTTGTACGGCCTCGTCGCTGAACGTGGTGACGCTTTGCAGCGCCTTCGCGGTTTCCGCAAGCTGGTCCGCCGTCTGGCCGGCTGCGCCTGCGTTATTGCGTACGGCATTTTCCAGCAGCGCGAAGGAACGCTCCGCTTCCGCTGTCGAGCGGACAATTTCCGCGAATCCGAAGCCCGCGCCGATTGCTCCAGCGAGTGTACTGAGTCCGCGCCCGATGTTGGTAAAGCTGGTTTTGAGTTTTCTCTCGAGTTGTTGCGCCTCTCGGGCCGCACGATCCGCCCCTTGTACGAATCCGCCGAGCTTTAAGACCAAGTCGACGGTGAGCGACCCCAAGTTACGGCTAGCCATTGGTACTACTTCCCGTTAGCGTGCCGAGGTTTCTTGCCACGTTTAACTGCCTTCAGACCGAAAAGATCGGTCAGGAATTCGGGCGTTGCTTCCGGCTCCGGTGGCGGCTGCCACATGAAGTCGCGCGGGTCTGCGGCCGTGCCTGGCACCTTCGGATCGGACGAATGGCGAATGCCGCCCGAGCGATTGATGACGAGCGCCGACAGCATGGCAAAGCCCGCATCGAGACGCGCAAAGAGACGCGGCCCGAAATCGAGCGGCCCGAACGCTTCGATATAGCGTGCCCATTGGAACGCTTCCGCCTCGCTCAGTGACTCGCGAGCGGTTGCGATGCTTCGGCCGCCGACGCCGGCTTTGACGAGTTCGTGCCAGAACCAGGCGTCGGCTCCGTATTTTTTGAGAAGTCCTCCTGCTTATCCGCATCGGGTGCGGGTCTGGGCGGAATGGTATTCACCGCGTGATAGGCGGCCATCAGCGCATCGGCGAGTGCGGGCGCCAGCATCTCGGCCTGCTCATACGTGAAATGCTCGGTCTGGTCGTCGCCGAAAAGAATCGCGTGCGAGATGATGGCCGACTGGTAGGAGAGCCGGTCGTCACCGGCCCGCGCAGCGGCCACGCGGGCACGATCGAGCCATCCTGAAGAAGGCGCACGAACGTAAACGGTGAAGGTGACAGGCTCGGATTCCCCGGACGGGGTCCAGGTGATTTCGCGTGGCGTGGGCGGAGTCGAGACGAGCGCACCCCGCGCGATCAGGTCTTTGAGATCCATTGACGAGACCTCCTACGGTCAGGTGGTCTTGATCGACAGATTCGCCGGGCCCGATCGCTGAATGGTCATCGTACCGGTCTGTATTCCGCCAAGAGGAAATTCCACGGGAAAATCCGAGAGATATCCTTCAAATTCGAAGAATGATCTCGATGTCGGGAGTACGAACCCTGTGCTATCTCCCGAGGTCGGCGGCGCCTGACCGTCCGAGAGGCCGATTGCCCACCAGATATTTTGCTGCGCGCTGTCCTGGAACAACTCGAAGAGCCGCACGTGTGAGGTGTCGGTCTGGTCGAACTGAATACCGACCGAGACCTGTCCCGGCCGCGCGAGGCCCGGCAGCGACTCCGCTTCCCGTGAGTCGAGGCAGGTGATGTCGATCTGATCGCGTGTCCCGCCGAGCCCCGTGATCGAGGTCGGGCAGTTGACCTCGGTGACGGTGACGGTCTCGGGATCGAGGAAGTAGAGCTGGGTGCCCTGTGTCAGCTTAGCCATGTGTTACTCCTGGTCGTTCTCGTCATGCTCGATAGATTTGCCACTCGACATCGAAGGAATAGCGATACGCGCGCGTGGCAGATTCACGCGTCTCGCCGTTGAAACGAACTACATAGGCGTGCGGCTCGATGGCCGCGCGCAGTGCGGCGGCCACGGTGCGGACCGAGTCCGCGGTCGGGCCGTAGACGTCAATCTGTACCCCGAACTGGTCCACATCCGGCGGGCAGGACAGCGAGTTGTAGGGCTCGCCGTACACCGTCTGCCACACCGCATACGGCCGCTCGTGCTGCTGTGGCGCTTCACCGAACGGATACAGGCGCAACAGGCCGGAGCTGTCCGTGAGCACGGCCTGCACCCCTGTGTCGGCGGCACAGGTGGCATAGAGCGGCGGATACATTTACTCGGCTCCGGGTCCTGAAGTCGCGAGGCGATCGATCGCCGCCGACAGTTCCGCCGCCAGCTTCTCGATCGCCGCGTTCGCTTTCGATTCCATCGCCGGGCGCATAAAGGGCTGCGCGCGGGTGTTTTCGCTGCCGAACTCGATCATTCGCCAGTGCTGC